CCGGGGGCAATTCCAGGAGAAATTGACGTTAATAGTTTTGGCGATGATTTAAAAAACACTTGCCCAAGGTGCAAATTTGAATATTGATTTTAGTTATAAATGGTTTTTAAAAGATCTTGAAAAGGTAAAACCAAACGGCCTTAAAGTGTTCACTTGCTTTTCAGGGGCCGGTGGTTCGTCCATGGGTTATAAAATGAGTGGCCACGATGTCATTGGTTGTTTAGAGATTGATAAAAGGGCCATGGAGATTTACCAGGGAAACTTAAAACCTAAATTTCCTTTTCTTGATTCTATTCAAGAGTTTAAAAAAAGAAGTCCAAATGGTTTAGATTTTCCAGATGAGCTTTATGACCTAGATATTTTAGATGGGTCACCTCCATGCTCTGTTTTTTCGGAGGCCGGTAAGCGAGAAAAAAAATGGGGTGCCAAATTTAAATTTAGAGAGGGTCAAATTGATCAACGGCTTGATGATTTATTTTTTGATTTTATTGATTTGGCCGGGAAATTAAGACCTAAAGTCATTGTGGCCGAAAATGTTTTGGGAATGTTAAACGGTGGGTCTAAAGGAATTACTAAGGAAATAATAAAGGCCTTTAAAAAGATTGGTTATGTCCTACAATTATTTAAGCTTAATGGTGCCGTCATGGGTTTACCTCAAAAAAGGTGTAGGGTTTTTTTTATCGCCTATAAAGTGGAACTCTTTTTTCCAAAATTGGTTTTGAATTTTAATGAAAGGTTAATACCTTTTAGAGAAATAAGGGACGACACGAAAGGCGGTAAACCATTACATGCTTCTCTTTTAAAGTTATGGCCCTATCGTAAATTTAATGACCTAGGTTTTGATAAAATTTGTCAGAGGGTTTTAGGTAAAAATAATTATTTCAATTATACCATAATGAGAGACAATGATTGTTTAAGGACAATCACTGCCAGCGGGCCGAATATTGTTATTTATGACCCTCCTAGATTTATAAATCTTTATGAAACCACTCTGGCCTCTTCTTTTCCTTTAGACTTTAAATTTAAAAATGATAGAGAAGGGTTTTATTCTTTAGGTATGAGTGTTCCACCTTTAATGATTTATAAGATAAGTCGGGAAATTGCAAAACAATGGTTTAACCTTTAGAGTTAAAGCGGTATAGAGCCTAAAAATAGACTAGGAGGCGCAAAATGAGTAAAAAAAAAGTTGAGAAAAAAAGTGTTAAAAAGAGCGTTAAAAAGAAAAAAGTAAAATCTAAATATATTCCTAAAGGCCGACCCGTTATTGAGATAGATTGGGATAAACTTAATGTCATTTTACAATTTAAGCCGACTAAAGATGTTGTAGCCGATATCCTAGAAGTTAGTGAGGATACTTTAGAGAGACGAATAAGAGAGAAATATGATTGTACTTTTCAAGACTATAGGGCGAGAAAAATGGCCCCTGTTAAAATTAGACTAGTAAAGACCGCAATTGAAAAGGCCATGAGAGGGGATAATACCATGTTGATTTTTTGTCTTAAGAATTTATGTGGTTGGGCCGATAAGCCTTTCGATAGGGTATCGGGAGACGGTGGGGCCATTGCTAATTTAGTTTTAAACATTCCAACTAATAATAGAGAATGATTAATGAGGGTCTATAATTATTTGGAGTTAAAAAAAGAATTAGAAAAAAACTTTGATATATACGCCAGGAAAATGAGTTTTAAGGTTGCTTATAAGGCCCACGAAAATTTTTGCATTGTTAGTAATAGTGGACCTTATGCCCCTGATGATAACCAAAGTTATATTGAAGGAAAAAAAGGGGACTATATTATTAAAGGAATTGATAACTTTCACGTCATAAGCCAAAAGAATTTTGAATATAATTTTGAGAAATTTATAATAAAAGAAGATTTTGAAAATGTTTTCTCTTTTTATAAAAGGAAAAGAATTAAAAAAGATGAATGAGATTTTTGAAGAAATAAAAGATAATAAAACCGTTTGGCGTATTAAAAGTTATCACGGCCCATGGCTTGGCAACGTTGTTTTGTCTGAAATTTTCAACTCTAAAGAGGCCGCCCAAAACTATTTAGATAAAACATTTTGGGATTTACATGACTCCATTAAATCTAAGAAAAAACCTAAGAGAAAAAAACAATGACTGATATTTCATTGGGTCCTCAACATGGGCCACAAGAAGAATTCCTTAAAAATGATTCGGACATTGCTTTTTATGGAGGCGCCGCCGGTGGTGGAAAAACCTATGCACTACTTTTAGATTTTTTGAGACATTATAATAATGGAGAGGCCGGGGCCGTTTGTTTTAGACGGACCTCTAATCAAGTCAGAAATGAAGGTGGCCTTTGGGATACTTCAAAAAAGATCTATTCCTTATTGGGTGCAGAACCTAAAGAGTCGTCTTTAACTTGGGTTTTTCCGGCCGGGTGTAAATTAAAATTTTCCCATTTAGAGTACAATAAAAACGTTAACGATTGGCAAGGCGCACAAATTCCTATTATTTATTTTGATGAATTAACTCACTTCACTGAAAAACAATTCTGGTATATGTTAAGCCGAAATAGGTCGGTTAGTGGCGTAAAGCCTTATATAAGGGCGACTACGAATCCATCGGCTAAGTCATGGGTCAAGAAATTAGTAGAGTGGTATATCGGAGATGACGGCCTTCCTATTAAAGAGAGGGCCGGTGTTAAAAGATATTTTATAAGAGATGATAATAAATTGGTTTGGTCAACCGACAAAAAAGAATTAGAACGAAATTATCCCGAAGGCCTTCCTAAAAGTTTTACCTTTATCCCTTCAAAATTATCAGATAATAGAATTCTATGTAAAACGGACCCGTCTTATCTGGCCAATTTAAAAGCCTTATCTAAAGTCGAGCGCCTTCAATTACTAGATGGTAATTGGAATATTGAAGAGAGCGCCGGGATTTATTTTAAAAAGAGTTATTTCGAAGAGGTTAACGCCACGCCTCCATTAACTAATATTGTTAGGTGTTGGGATAGGGCGGCCTCTGAATTTAAAGAAGGTGATAAGGGTGACCCTGATTTTACCGTTGGATTAAAATTAGGTGTTGATAAAAATAATCAATTTTATATTTTAGATATTATTAGAGAGCGGTATAGTGCATTAAAAGTTGAACAATTAATTTTGAACACGGCCAAACAAGATGGAGTGAGTTGTATAGTAAAAGGTTTCCAAGATCCAGGTGGGGCCGGGAAAAATGAAATAGAGAACTTTATTAGAATGTTATCAGGGTTTCAAATTGAAGTGGAAAAAATTAACGTAGACAAACAAACGGCCTCTAAACCTTCATCGGCCCAAGCGGAGGCCGGGAATATTAAAATTTTAAAATCATGTAGAAATAAAGAGGACTTTTATATTGAGGCCGAAAATTTTCCGGAAGGCCGTCATGATGATACAATTGATGCTTTTACAGGGGCCTTTAATTATTTATCCTTAAAAAGGGTCGATGATTTTACGAATGAGTTTATACCGAATAACATTGTAAATGTAAATTTAACTGAATGGTGATCAATATGGGTTTTATGACAAAATTACTAAACTTAGGTTCGACCGAGGATAAAATTGAATCGGAAGAAAATAATGAATTGCCGGCCTTTCATCATAGTCCTATAGGTTCTTCAGGGACTGAAATCTTTTCAGGTTATTTTGATGAGGACTATTTGGACGTCTTAAAAAATAGCGAAAGGGCCGTTGTGTTCGATAAGATGAGACGGTCGGACCCTCAAGTAATGATGTGCCTTAGTGCTGTTAAGAATCCTATTAAATCAGCGAGCGCCGAAATTTTACCGGCCGGCGATGATTCTTATTATCATAATGATGCCCGACTAATAGAAAAAATATTATTTGAATCAATGGCCACACCTTTTCCAAGGTTTTTAAGTGAGGCCCTAACTATGATCGAATTCGGTTATAGTATGTTTGAAGTAACCCATAAAAACTTTATTAATAGTCCTCTGAAAGATAATGAAGGTAATACCATTTTAAATTCTTATACAGGTATAAGAAACATTTCGTGGCGGTCCCCTAAAACAATTGACCAATGGAATTTAAATAAAGAGACCGGAGAATTAGAGAGCGTTTTACAATTGGCCTATGGTGACTTGGCAAGAGATGCCGAAATTCCAGCCAAATATCTATTACTCTTTACTTTAAATAGAGAGGGTTCAAATTATGAAGGGATAAGCGCCCTTAGGCCTTGCTATGGAAATTGGTGGAGAAAAAATAATTATAATAAAATTAATGCTATTGGCATTGAGAAATTTGCGGTCCCGACTCCAATAGCGACAATTCCCCAAGGCAAACAATCGTCAACCCAATATGCAAAACTTATAACGGCCTTAGAAAAATATACCACTCATCAATCTAATTATTTAATTAAGCCCGAAGGTTTTGATATCGATTTAAACACTAATAGTTATGACCCTTCTAAAGTTGAAGTCTCAATTGAAAATGAGGATAAGAGAATGGTTAAAGCTTTTTTGGCCAATTTCTTAGAATTGGGAATGAGTGGGACCGGGGCTTATGCTTTATCAAATGACCTCTCTGACTTCTTTTTAACAGGTCTTGAATTTTTGGCCAATGAAATAGCCGACCAAATAAATAGAAATTTAATTCCTGAATTAGTTAAAATGAATTTCGGACCTAGAGACAAATATCCTAAGTTACAATTTTCTGGAATTTCTGATAAAGCCGGTAAAGAGTTGGCCGATATATTAAGCACTTTAACAACGGCCCAAATATTAACGCCCGATGATAATTTAGAAAAACATTTGAGAAAAAGGCTTGGTATAACTGAAATGAGTGACGAAGGCCAAAGAGTACAAGGGTCACCTCAACCTAATAATGAAATGAGTTTATCTGAAAAGTTTAAAATTATAAGAGAGAATAGAAGGGGTTTTTAATGGCCATTAGAAGTGAATTAGACCGTTTTTTAAAAGATGCGGAGGCCGGTGTTTTAGATGTAATGCAAAGTAATTTGTCTTACATGGCCGACTCTCTTATAAATAGAATAGAGGCCAAGGATAAAGGTCTCACTTCTTCCAATAAGCTGGAGGCGGTAAAAGGACTTAGCGCCTCCGGCATCAACTTTTATAAAAAAGAATTATTAGAAACTTTAACTGTTATTGCTTATGAATCTTTAAGACTTGCAAAAAAAGAAGTCCCGAAGGCAAAATATAAATTGAGTGAGATTGATTTTGAATCGATTCATTTTGTTGAAAGTAAAAAAGCCAAAAAGTTAAAAGGTAAATCAGTTAAAGGTAAAAGAATCGAAACTATGTTTTCGAAATTGCCACCCTCTGTAAAAAAAAGAATTAAGTTTCAGCAAGAGCTATTAGTTAAAACTCAATTATCAGATTTAGAAAAGGCCATTTATTTTCAATATTCAACTTCATTGGCCCAAGAGAAAAGCATAAATCAAATTAAGAATGAACTAAAAGAAACGGCCATGGATTTTATAGAAGGCCCATCGGTTAGGGCCGGCGCTCCTTTAACAGCTCACCAAGCTATAGGAGAGGCAAGGTCGGCTTTTTTTAATGACCCTCAAGTCGATAAGGAAATAGAGGCCTATGAGTTTGTTAATAATTATCCGGTTAATAGAACTCCAATTTGCGAAGAATTAAACGGCACTATTTTTTCGAAAGATGATCCGAATAGATTTAAATTCACGCCGCCTCTTCATTGGAATTGCCGATCTTTAATTTTGCCTATTTTAATAGGTGCCCTTAAGGGACGAAAAATTGAAAAGTTAAAAATAAAAGCGAAGAACGAAAAATATTTACAATTTTCAGAGAGAAATGAGAATGCCGAAAGTTATGAAGGCGAGACCTGGCAACATGCAGTCAATTGTTGTTGAAAAAATTCCAGGATTAACAATTGATAAGGCCAAAAAAAAGGCCATTGAAAGTGGAGCTCGCCCACCTATACCTAATAATTTAATTGATGAAACGCCGACCTCCTTTAGATTTAGACAAAGAAACCCAAGTGACTTTATAAAAGGGTCTTTTAGGTCTTTTAAAAATAGGGTGCAAGGTGTTACAATAATTTATGGAAAATTAAAGGAAGGCAAAATGAGTGAGTTTAGATTTATCCCGGTGTTATTAAGTGAAGAAAATATCCCTAAAAAAATCCAATTATTAAGAGTCGGGAATTTCGTCCACGATGGGCGTGAAATAGAAGTCTCTAATTCAGACTTAAAAAGTATGGTAAAAAATTTCTCTGATAAAATTAGGGGCATCGATTTAATGATTGATTTCTCTCACAATTCAGAGGGTGAGGCCGCCGGTTGGATTAATAATTTGGCCCTTTCAGATAGCGGTGATCAACTATGGGCGAATGTCGATTGGACACCCACCGGGAAAAAAAGCCTCGAAAATAAATCCTTTAAATATATCAGTGCCGATTTTTCTTTTAATTATAAAGATAATGAAAAAAGAAATGATCATGGACCCACTCTATTCGGTGCCGGCCTAACCAATAGGCCTGTAGTAAAGGAGATGAGTCCTATAGTTTTAAGTGAAGGTATTAATCAATTAAGCGAGGTGGATAAAATGAATGAAGAGAAAAAAGAAGAGAAAAAAGAAGAGATTAAATTAACTGAAATGAATGAGGCCTTAGAAGAAAATGAATTAAGCATTGAAGATCAACTACAGGCCCTTAAAGATGAGTTACTTAAAAAGGATGAAGAGCTAATCGCCCTTCGAGGTAAATTAGAGGCAAGTGAAAAAGAAAAAGAAGAGAGGTTAGCAGAAATGGAAAAAGAAAAAGTATTAGTTGAAAAGAATAAGGCCTTTGATTTAAAACTTTCAGAAGGCCTTGTTGTAGAGGCACAACGGTCTCCTTTCATCGATGGCGACATGGATAAGTTTTTAAATCTACAACATGAAATTAAATTAAGTGAATCGGGAAATAGTGGAACGATTAACAACGCTATTTCTAAAGAAAATTTTGAAGAAAAAATTATTGCATTGGCCGAAAAAAGATCCGAAGAAAATAAAATCCCTCTTGATGTAGCTATTGGGATTGAGCTTAACGAAAATAAAGAAATTATGAAACATTATAACTCAATTGCTTAATTTAATTTTTATAAAAAGGAGAAAAAGTTATGGCCGCATCAACACAACCAGTGAACATTACAACTTTTAAAGCAGGTGGGACGATCCGAAAATTTCGTTTCGTAATTTTAAGCGGGGCCGGTGAAGTTTCCGAATCGGGCGCCAATGGTCGAGCTATTGGCATAAGCCAAAACGATGCCTCGGTTAGTAGTGGTGATCTAGTCGAAGTAGCTCTTTCAGGTGGAGGCGCTAAATTAGAAGTCGGAGAAGCGTGTGCCCAAGGGAAAATTTTAACATCATCACCAACAGGTAAAGGAGAGGTGGTCGACTGGTCCGGTGAATGGAGTGGTGCCATTGTCATTGAGTCCGGTGCGGCCGATGGTGACGTCATTGGCGTTAGAGTCCATGGTTTCCAAGCTTTTGAAAATGATGCTTAATAACAATTTGTTTTTAAAATTTTAATTTTTAATAAGGAGTAAAAAAAATGTCACAAATGACCGCAATTGTAGATAAGCTTTTAACACAAGCATCCTCTGCTTATATCCCTGAAGGCTATGCCTGTGAAAAAATTCTACCTGAAGTTAGGGTTGCTCAAAAATCCGGTAAACTTGCTAAGTATGGAACGAACCATTTAAGAATTGAGCAAAATTATATCGGAGGCCGTGGCGAGTATAGAAGAGTCGAGGCCATCACTCGTAGTCAAGATACTTATACAGTAGAGGGGCATGGTGTTGAGGGAATTTGTACCGCCGACGATAAGGCGAATTTAGATTCTCCCTACGAGTGCTTACGTGATGAAACTTTGGGACTCACAACACAATTAAT